TATTTTGATGGTACTTCAAGATTTAGGCGAACATTACTACTGGAAAGAGATTAGAGAACAAAATAAGGATAAAACAGATAATCCCAAAAAAGACAATAAAGACAGGGTTTTACAATAAATATTTGACAAATTGTATATAATATGTTATAATATTTGTATATTATGATAAGAAATTCAGATAAAAAAGAAGACTTTGATTCTATAAGAAAATCACATAAAAAAGAAGATTTTGATTCTTATAGTATTGATGTACGAAATGATAATGTTGAGGGAGCATTGCGTATTTTAAAGAAAAGAATACAAAAAGATGGTTTATTCTTTGAATTGAAAAAACGAGAATTTTATGCGAAACCTAGTGAAAAACGTAGAATGAAAAAAGCCGCTGCGATTATACGACAAAAAAACACACAATCAAAAAAAGGTATAAGTAAAGGAAACAAAAGATGACAGATGATAATATAAACAATGTCATACAGGGGCCATGGAAAACTCATATTAAAGTTCCAGAAATGGCTGAAACTAACAAGTTAAGATATAACTTGATGTTTGCTGAAGATATAACACAGGCAATTATAACACAAGCGCTTCGTGTTCTTGATGAAAACAAAGTTTCAGATAGAGAAAAACATGTTTTTATAAAAGATTTTGGTTTAGTAAATGAAACTTTAAAATCTTGTGTACTTCGCCATTTTGGTTTTTTTCATCCTATTCAACTTGTATCAGATATGGCAATGACAGCGACTGTAGATAAGCATACACAAAAGGTTTTTTCTCAGTTTGATATATCACAATTGAACAATAAGGAGTTTGATTTAACTCTTGATAGTGAGGAATAATTATGGTATTAGTTGATATGAATCAAGTGACTTTATCTTCATTAATGATGCAGATAGGTCAATCAAAAGATTTAGAAGTCAATCCAGATTTAGTTAGACATATGGTATTAAATTCTATTCGTATGTATAGAACTAAATTTGTAGAAGATTATGGTGAATTGGTTTTATGTTATGATAGTAAACACTATTGGAGAAAAGACTTTTTTCCACAATATAAATCCAATCGTAAGAAAATGAGAGAATCAAGTGATTTTGATTGGGACACTATTTTCAATACACTTAATGTATTAAAAGAAGAACTTAGAGAAAATTTTCCATATAAAATGTTAGAAGTATATGGTGCAGAAGCAGATGATATTATCGCAACTATTTGTGAATCACAAAAAGAAAAGATTATGATTGTTTCTGGTGATAAAGATTTTATCCAATTACAAAGATATAAAAATATAAAACAATGGAATCCTGTTCAAAAGAAAATGTTGAATAATAAAAATCCAGCTTTATATTTAAAAGAACATATTATTAAAGGTGATAGAAGTGATGGAATACCAAATGTTCTTTCTTGTGATAATGCTTTCGTAGATAAGATTAGACAAAAACCACTTACGAAAAAGAAAATACAAGCATGGGTAGAACATGATTTTATGGATGTTGCACCCAATGAAGAAGCAAAAAGAAATTATCATAGGAATACTACATTAGTGGATTTGTCTAAAATACCACAAGACCTTAAAGATAAGATTAAAGAAACTTATGAGTCAACACCTATTTTAGGTGACAGAAAAAACCTTATAAATTACTTTATAAATAATAAGTTGAAAGAATTGACAAACAATTTAGGAGATTTTTAATTATGGTTACAGAAACATATGTTCCACTTTTTCATGAAATATTTGAACGAGTACATAAAGCAAAAACTAAAGACGAAAAGGTTGAGGTTTTAAAACGATACAACAGTGCTGGTTTGCGTTGGTTTTTAAGAGCTAATTTCGACCCAGATGTAGAATGGTTATTACCAGAGGGTAGTGTACCTTTTATAGCGAATGATGCACCAGATGGCACAGAACATACAAGATTACATAGAGAATATAGAACTCTTGATAATTTTATATCACTTCTTGGTGTTATTGCTAAACCTGAGATTTCTCAATCACGTAGAGAAACACTTTTTATCCAATTATTAGAAGGATTGAGTGTAAACGAAGCAAATTTGCTAGTACAAGCGAAAGATAAAAAGTTGGGTAGAGCTTATAAAGGACTATCAATTCCAGTTTGCAAAGAAGCATTTAACTGGGATGATAACTTTATGTTACAAGATTAACACCTTTAACAGTAGATACTTGACAAATTGTATATAATATGTATAATAAGAAAAAGATAACAACTAGGGTAAAAATATAGCAACAGATTTTTTAACCTAGTATAAAATAACAAATTTGAGTTGCAAGGTAATTATATCATGGCAAGACAAACTATGACAAGAACTAAAAAGTTCTTAAATGCGCTTTTAAAAGGCGAATCTATTTCTTGGACAGCTGTTCAGAAAAGATATGGTTTCAAGTCCCCAAGAACTGTCGTTGACGGTTTTAGAAGACGAGGATATTGTGTTTATGCAAACGCTAACACAGACGGTACTTCGTATAGAATTGGCACACCAAGTCAATCTATCATTAAAGCGGGATTAGAATCAGTTTATGGGTTATAAAACCCACTAATCGGTTAGTGGAGCTTTGTACCCACAGAGCTCCATTTTCATTCACAAAAAAATACCATAAAATTTACCATATAAATAATTTCATCATGAGGTTATCTATAAGAGGCTGTGATGCCGAAACTAAAACAAAAACTAAACAAGTTGCAAGATGGTATATTGACCATCTGCTCTCTAAAAGAATTCAATCTAAACTTTCAATTTTCATTCTTTATAGCGATACTCTTTTTAAAAAACAACAAATAGAAGGAGAATGTGTATGGACTGATGACTTTGAGACACGTAGACCAAAAAAATTTACTATTAATATAGACAACCAACTAAGACTTAGAAGTAAATTTATAGCATTAGCACATGAAATGGTTCATCTTAAACAATGGACAAAAGGTGAAATGTATGAATATGTAAGAGATGCAAATAGATATAAATGGAAAAATACTGTGGTAAATATTAAAGACATAGATTATTATGATTTGCCATGGGAAGTAGAAGCACATGGTAGAGAAATTGGAATGTTTATACGTATGTGTGAATCATTAAAATGGGCAAAAGAAGATTGGACAAAAGAATATGTGCCTATGTATGGTGATATAAAAGTTGGATTATCTGATATACTTGAGAAGTATGAAAATGATTTGACAAACTTAACTAAATGAAGTATAATATATTAGAAATATGGAGATATAATTTTGCCTACTTATGATTTTTTAAATACAAATACGAATAAAATGGAAGAACTTTTTATGTCGATTTCAGAAATGGAAGAATATGTAAAAGAAAATCCACATATTCAAATAGCACCCGCTGCTCCAGCAATTGTATCTGGTGTTAACATAGAACAAAAAATGGATACGGGATGGAAAGAAACATTACAAAAGATATCAGAAGCACACCCGAATAGTGCTCTTGCAGATAGATATGGAAATAACAAGACACTTAAACAAAAAAAAGGTGAAAGAGTGTACCAAGAACACGCAATTAAACAAGCAAAAGAAAAGAAATAATATAAATATGATAATGATACGAGCTAGAAATTTCAGCACAACCTTAGATATTAAAGTATCATCAAAAAGGGGTTGCAAGCTTTTGAAATCCCTCGGCTCATGCATCAATGGGGGGTTGTTACATGACAATCCCCTTTTATATAGAGGTTATTAGATAATGTCAGAACAAAAGAAAGTAAAAGAAATTACAGATTCGCAATTAATTAAAATAAAACCAGTTACAGATAATCAGAAAGTAACATTTGAGGCATTTAAAAAAGGACAAAATATTTTTCAATATGGTGCTGCTGGAACTGGAAAAACTTTTGTTGCGTTATATCTTGCACTTAAAGAAGTTTTAGATTTAAAAAGTCCATACGATAGAGTATGTCTTGTTCGTTCATTAATGACAACAAAAGATATATCATTCATTCCTAGTAATGAAAATGATACAGCACTTTTATACCAAACTGTCTATCAGAATATGGTACAATTTATGTTTGAACAACCAAATGAAGATGCGTTCAGTTCGTTATATGATAGATTAAAAACACAACAAAGTTTATATTTTCTTTCTACTTCCTTTCTTCGAGGATTGACTTTTGATAATTCTATTATTGTTGTAGATGAATGTCAAAATTTAAATTTTCATGAGTTAGATACTATTATAACAAGAGTTGGACAAAATAGTAGAATTATTTTTTGTGGTGATGTAGACCAAAGTGATTTAGTTAGGACACAAGAAAAAAATGGTATTTTAGATTTTACTAGAGTGCTTGAACAAATGGATGAATTCACATTAGTTGAATATAATTTAGGTGATATAGTTCGTTCTGGATTTGTTAGAAATTATTTAATTAATAAAATTAAATTAGGACTTGTTAGTGGCTAATAAAAAAAATATTATTGATATAGGATGTTAATATAATGAAAAAAATATATGAATTTAAACGAGAAATAAAATATGTTCCCGAAATTTCAACAAAGAATGTAGATAGAAAACGATACTATGTAACACCGAATAAAGTTCTTTATCCATCTATAACTACAGTTTTATCTCAACGAGGTAAACAAGGATTATTTGAATGGAGAAAACGAGTTGGAGAAGATGTAGCGAATCATATTGCTAGAACTTCTGCTACTAGAGGCTCTGCTGTTCATAAAATGTGTGAAGATTATTTAATGAATCAACACATTCATAATCCAACCGATTTTGAAAAACATTCACAAAAACATTTTCTTGGATATTGTTTATTCAATAGATTAAAAGACCAAGTTTTGCAAAATATTGATAATATATATGCACAAGAAACAACATTATGGTCAGATAGATTAATGGTTGCTGGTAGAGTGGATTGTAT